AGGAGTGGGTGGTTGGTGGGTCAAGAAAACCTACATCGAAGGAACACCTGAGAATAAGCCTTTTCCTGCCTTCGATATAGAAACGCACAAGCCGTTCCTCTGGCCGAAGGGACACGAGAAGGAGGGTGAGCCTCTCTTCTTCCGCAAGTTCGTCCCTGCCCGCTTGACCGACAATCCGCACCTCATGGCAGACGGCCAATACGAGGCGATGCTCAGATCACTACCTGAAGTCGAACGCAAGCGTCTCCTCGAAGGGGACTGGGACGTAGCAGAGGGTGCAGCCTTCCCGGAGTTCTCACGAGTCAAGCACGTCGTTGAACCATTCGAACTTCCAACGAACTGGCCGCGCATCAGAATGGCCGACTATGGATACGCAGCACCCTCATGCGTTCTCTGGGGTGCAATCGACTGGGACAACAATATCTGGATATACAGAGAACTATATCAAAAACACTTGACAGCAGAGGAACTGGCTGGTAGAATACTAGAAGCGGAACAGCTAGACCCGCTACCTCACTACACGGTCCTCGACTCGTCCTGCTGGAACAAGACGGGTTTCGGGCCGTCAATTGCAGAAGTGATGATGCGAGAGGGCGTACGATGGACGCCGTCAGATCGCAATCGTATTCAGGGGAAGATGGAGATACACCGTCGTCTCGCTGACGATCCCTACACAGAGGAGCCACGCCTACGCTTCTTCTCTTCGTGCCAGAACATCGTCAAGCAGATTGCAGGCATCCCTCTCTCCAAGACGAACAGCGAAGACGTAGATACGAAGGCAGAGGATCACGCATACGATGCCCTGCGCTACGGAATGATGACACGCATGAGTGGCTACGCTTCGATACACCAGCAACTCACCGCAATCAAGAACCAAGTTCACCAAGTTCAAGACGAAGTATTCGGATACTAATTTATGGCACTCACAAGAGAAGAGATGACGGCAAAGGCTATGAACGGCACGCTTACCGTTCGTGAAGCTATTGAATTTGGTCAATCCCTTCCTTTGAATAAAGCTTTGAAAGTTACTGAATCCTCTCAAGATCGTATGGGCCGCTTGGTTTCTGGCTTTAAAGAGTTGGGCATCAACATAGACATGCCCTATAAAGACCTCAATAAGTTTGACCGGGTTGAGGGCATGAAGATAGTTGACCTCTTGGGTCCGTCAGATACGCCATACAGGTCAAACAAATGGGGCAACTTGCAGGCTCTTGAAAATGCACTGCGCCCTGTTTTTGATGAGATGGGAATCACATCCCAGCTAACCGACATGATGGGACCATCTGGGGAGGTCGTAAGTAGGGGTCCAATGTATCCACCCCTAACAGGAGAATCTACGGGAAGAACCCAGCGAGGTGGAAAGAGTAGTGCGGAAGACAGCGAGGGAACTCGCCCCATGCGAGGAACCATCGAAAAAGAAAAAATCGATGCGATGTACGATGAGGCACTCCCGCAAGTGGAAAACGACTCCAAGTACGGCGCGAAAGTATCTCGCTTTCTAGAATATCATCGTATGACAGTAAATCGTCCCGCACAGTTGTTGGGACTGAAAAAAAGTGACGTTGTAATCCAGAGGGATTCTGATGGAAATATACTTGGTGTAAAAGTCAAAGGTAAAAAGGTTAGGACTACCGACAAGAAGGGCCGTCCAGAACTTGAGTGGTCAGCCCAGTCTCGTGGTGGTCAGATTATTTTAAAAGCCCTAGAAGAATCTGAATCCGATCTTCTGTTCGACGTGAAGAAAACTCAAGTAGAAAACGCATTTAAAACGTATATTACACCCCTGCTAGAGCCGTTTGAAGACTTGCTACCCACTATGGATGTGGCAAAAAAGGTAGAGGGAAGCAACACGGGGGAACGAGTACGCACAAAGGTTCCGTTTAAGACCATAGGTGTCATGCGTTCTATCGTACCCAACTACCTTATCGAACAGTTCAATGTTCGCGAGGACCTAGTTAAGGGAGCTATGGGGCACGAAAACACTGCTACCCTGTCTAAAAACTACACAGGCACTGGTCTCATCCCCACACGAGATATTCCATTTCTTTTAGAAAATCCTACGGACTACGGCTCTGAAAATTTTCGGGGCGGCTTGATGGAAAACACAGGCAACGTGGTTCGACTAACTGATGAGCAGATTGAAAAGTTACGCACGGCAAGATTTGAGTTACTTCAGTCCACTAATCTAGAAGATCAGCAGGCATCCCTAAATAGATTCTTAACGCTCCTAGAAGAGCAACCTGCCTACGATCCTGTAAAAGTGAGGGAAGCGGGTAAAGCGAAGGGACAAGCAGAGGCCCTATTTGAGCAGGGGCGCTTAGAGGGCAGGGCACAAGTAGAGGTTGAGGCAGAACTGGCGGGAAAGGGTCCGCAGGGACTTGTGAAATTTACCCCTGAACAGATTGAAACCATGAAGGCCAACGGGCTGTGGAATGATGATCTTGACAGGCTAACCAACCCTGACTACGAGGCTCCTGAAACAAAAGGGTCAACAACTGGACAAAAACTTGGCGTAGGAATGGCAGCAGCAGGAGTTGGAATGGCACTCCTAGACCCTGCACAGGCTCTTGCTGATGAAGCAATTCAACAAACGGGTGAAGCAGCCACACGTGCAATTGTAGGAAAAACGATAGCTCGTCGTATACCTTTTGCAGAAGCAATTATTCCGGGCGATACTTCGGTTGATCCACAAGAGAACTTGGCAAAAGCCTACAACAGACCCGCACAAGATTTTTACGACATGACTCCGGAGCAAATGGCTCCGTATCAACAGGCTTTGGATGATGCAATTGCACAACAAGAGCAAGAAGCAGTTGCCCGAAGAAGAGGGAGAAACCGCGCCAGAGTCGGTTCGGGCTTCCTAGAAAATCAACAACAACCATAGGGGAGAGAAACCTATGCCCGGTAATAACTACAACTATGGCGCATCGTACATTATGAGTGCCGACAAGACCAGCGTCGATAAAGACGAGGGCGCAACACAACTCTACCGTGAGGGCTTGGAGTTTGATGGTCGTGTCGTAACTGGACCGATGATCGAAGCTATGCCTAAGAAGCAAACCAAGCCAACTGTGGAAGCTTCACTGTTTAAGATGGCAGACGAACGCGACTACTAAGGAAGCGACATGGCTGATAATTTCCTAGAACCGGACGACGAACGAGCGATTCCGATTGCTAGCCCTGATGAGCAGATGCCCGGACTTGCGGGTCACATCAAGGCGAGGTTTGATGACGCAGAGAACGGACGGTTTTCGTACGAACAGCGGTGGCTGCAGGCGTATAAAAACTTTCGTGGAATCTACGATAGTACGACGCAGTACCGCGACAGCGAGAAGTCTAAGGTGTTCATCAAGATCACCAAGACGAAGGTCCTTGCTGCGTACGGGCAAATTATCGACATTCTGTTTGCCAATAAGAAGTTTCCACTTGTTGTCGAGTCAACTCCTATGCCGGAAGGTATCGAAGAGTTTGCTCATATGCGTACGCCTGCTGACGAACTTTCACAGTTGGGAAGTGACCCCTACGGTTTTCCGGGAGATGGTCGCGAGTTAGCTCCGGGAGCGATGCAAGCCAACGAACCGCATCGTCTAGGCTCCTACGGTAAAGACTTTGGTGACACGATCCTTGCGGGCAAGTCTCGCGTAGGTGAGCCACAGTTCGAACCTGCAAAAGAGCAGGCACGAAAGATGGAAAAGTGCATCCACGACCAGTTGCTCGACACAAACGCCGTAAGCGAGTTTCGCAAGGCTATCTTTGAGTCGTCCCTGTTCGGCACGGGCATTGTTAAGGGGCCATTCAACTTCCATAAGCGCGTTCACAACTGGAGTACGGACGATAACGGTGAGCGTTCCTACGATCCGTACGAACGAATGGTGCCGCGCATTGAGCATGTATCAGTATGGGACTTTCATCCTGATCCATCCGCTACATCTGTAGAGGACTGCGAGTACGTCATCGAACGTCACCGCATGAATCGTCAGCAGCTTCGTAGTCTTATTATGCGCCCACACTTCGACGCTCAAGCAATTGAGGAATGCCTTGCAAAGGGGCCGAACTACGAGGACAAATACTACGAGGATACAATTCGTGAGGACGAGACCGAACCTCACATCTCTGAGAACCGCTATGAAGTCCTCGAATATTGGGGCGTCCTCGACTCCAAGTTCGCGAAAGAAGTCGGCCTAGAAAACGCAGAACTTATGTCTGAGTTCGACCAGATGCAGGTCAACATCTGGGTGTGTGGCACGATGGTTTTACGTTGCGTATTAAACCCATTCACACCTGCACGTATTCCGTATCAAGCCTTTCCGTTCGAGATCAATCCCTATCAAATCTGGGGCGTTGGTGTTGCGGAGAACATGGAAGACGCACAGATGCTGATGAACGGCCACGTTCGTATGGCAATCGACAACCTCGCCCTCGCTGGCAACCTAGTCTTCGATGTCGATGAGGCGTCGTTGGTTCCCGGACAAAATATGGACATCTTCCCCGGCAAGATATTCCGCAGACAGTCAGGCGTTACCGGCACGGCAATCAACGGCCTCAAGTTTCCGAACACCGCACCCGAAAACATACAGATGTATCAAATCTCACGGCAGCTTGCTGATGAAGAGACGGGCATCCCATCAATCATACATGGTCAAACTGGCGTGACGGGCACAGGACGCACGGCAGCAGGTTTGTCGATGCTGATGGGCAGTGCAGGCTTGTCGATGAAGACGGTTATCAAGAACATCGACGATCATCTGCTCAAGCCGATTGGTGAGGCATTCTTTCAATGGAACATGCAGTTCGGAGAGAATGTCGAAGATATCACAGGTGACTTAGAGATCAAGCCTCGTGGTGTAGCCGCCGTGATGCAGAAAGAAGTACGTACACAGCGACTTACCTCACTGCTGCAAACTGTAGCCAACCCTATGCTGGCTCCGTTTGTAAAGTTGCCAAACCTGATGCGTGAACTGGCTATCGCACAGGATATAGACCCTGACAGCTTGGTCAACGATCAGAATGAGGCGCAAGTATACGCGCAGATGTTACAAGGAATGATGCAAAATGCTCAACAAGCAGCAGGCCCAGAAGCTAGCCCCGCTCCTCTACAGCAAGGAATGGCCCCAGATGGAGGAGTACCTAGCGGACCTCCGGGAGTCGATGATTCGGGCCGTGGTAACGGCACAATCGGAGTCGGAGCTTCGCCAAGTGCAGGGGAAGCTGGGTTTACTGGAAATGCTCCTCAAGTTGAAGGATAGTCACGAGGCGGTAGTGAAAAACGATGGATAAGATCACACAACTTCTAAAGCAGATGCACGAGATGGCAGAATACTCAGGGGATTCTCCTAAACCTTTAGGTGATTTTCTGTACGAAGGAATGCTCACTCCGGGCTACGAAGCGGAGTTTTTAAAAGACCCTGCAATAAAAACGGAAGACATTACTGACGCGGACAAAATTAAACGGGCTGATCCGTACCAAAATTTTGCTAAGCCTGTTGTGCCTTCAACCGATCCGCAGACAGCCCTAGAATTACGTAAACGAGGCATTACTAATTATCGTGTCCCGGATACAGTAGATAATAAAATGGCAGGAAGACCAGAGTATGAAAATGTCTTTGCAGATCAAGGACCACAAGTTCAGATGAACGTGGGCGGGCGTGTTGCACAGGCTGGTTCCACTCTAACTCCTGATGAGTACCAAGAAAATCTAGTTGATTTTTATAATTTTGGCGGCATCGAAGTGAAAGCCGCACCGGCAGCGGACCCTGCTGATCCGGACCCTGATCCTGATCCCGGCCCGCGCATAATACCCGTAGATTATCAAGATCACCAAGAGGAAAACGCAATTTTTACAGCGTACGATCCTGTATTCGGTGGCAACTCTAGGCCAGACAGCAACAGGTATTTCTCTACACAAAATTACGACGATTATATCGTAGACTACGACCTTACGCAGCCAAGAGATAAAAGCGGTAACGATGAGTTTTCGAACTTTATAGGCGATATGCTGCCTGCTGGAGGTGGCCTTAATCCAGATCAACCAGCAAAGCCGGACCTTATCTCCCAATTTTTTGGCGGAGCATTGGGTACTATGGCCAGTACCATAACAGCAAAGATAAATCGCGACAACGCTGCAAAGATCGCAGCGACTGGTGGCACCAGCGGGTCAATGTACAAATTTAAGGGCAGAGTCCTCAGTCGCGCACCGGGCAGCAAAATTACTAATGGCCAACTGGGCGGCATGGATCAGGCTACAGCCCTTCGTAATGATGAGATAAATAAAAGATTTATACCCGGCACCATGACATTTAATAGCGACAATGGTACGGATGGTGAGGGTTTTACTGCTGTTGCCACCCAAGCCGGTTACGCGCTTGACCCATTCGGAACGTATCATTCCGCACAGAGGCGGGAGGATGGACACATGATGCAGGGCGGGGGTAGACTCCGCGAAGTAGAGTTTCGTAACAAGGCTGAAGAGTTGGGTATTGACATAAGCGGCATGACCAAGCAGGAGTTTCGAGATGCCGCACTCGCTCACAAGCAACATGTCGATGGTGTTATGAAGGGCAGTATATATTACGGCGGGTTTTTTCATAAAACACGTAGCATGTCGCGTGACAGCTACAATTCTGCCCTTGCTTTGCGTGGAAAGACAAGCGCACAGTTCATTATTGATTCAATCATACCTCAGTACGGTCTTTCTACGCCTACGACGCCAGTGACAACGACCACGAGTACGACTACCCCAACCCAAACAGTAACGCCAACCGGGGGTAGTGAACCTCCTCCCGGCTTTACCCCGGCTGATGACGATAGTGGGGCGACTACGGTGCAAACCACACCGGGGGGACGACCTGTATACTATGACGATTCAGACGAAGGATACCAAACCGACCCCGGTGGCGGCAGTGCGGGAAGTTCTAGTCAAGACTTCTCTGCACAGGCTGCTGCAGAAGCACCGTACGCAGATGAGTTTAATTATAGACAGGGTGGCCGTGTCGGTATGCAGATGGGCGGAACCGCTCCACAGGCTGCACCAGCGGGCTTCGTAGAGCGTCCGCCATCACAGGTATCCGAAGCGGCCACTGTGGCTGACGACAAGCCTATGAGCGTCCCAGAGGGCACGTTTGTCATCAACGCTGCAGCCGTCGAGTTTGCTGGTGAGGGTGACATTGCCAAGATGTTAAACGATGCCTACAAAAAAGCAGGCAAGAAGGGAGCAGCAGCACCATCTAAGGATCAGGTTGACGTAGCCGTGTCTCGTGGCGAGGTTCTTGTGCCCCCAGCGATTGCCAAGATCATTGGTTATGATCGCCTCGAAAAAATCAACAATCGCGGCAAGAAGGAAACGTCGAAGCGCATCGAAGAGAACGGCCAACGCCCAGCGGGTGCTGCAGGGGGTGGATTCCTCACTGTGGGAAAGTACGCAGAGGGAGATAAGGTTCGTCCGACGCCGAAGCCCGACCTTGTTGAGCGTCGTCAAGACGAAGCTATAGCAGATGTCGAACTCCGTGCCGATTTAGAAGAATTTATACGCGACGATCAGCTAGCTCGACTTGGCTGGGACTTGTATACATCGGGAGAGTTGCGAGTGGCAGGATTGCCCACTCCGTTTGACTACAGCAGGGTTAGCCAAGATGATGGGACGCAGACGGTAAGGGATCAAGTTGGTTACGGATTTGCGGGCGTATACAATCCCGCCCCCGGCAAAAACAAAAGACCAGTTTTTCCACAGGGACAAGGGTTCTCTAAAGAACAAGAGGCAAAGACGGAAACATTAAATCCATCCACTACTCCCAACAGAATGATTTCACCTCTTCTCTCGAAGGTGGGCATCACTCCTAGCGAAACTCCTACGGCGTCATACTTCTCAGAACCTATGTACATTCCAACACACGCCCAAACTTATGAGGGAGTAGACATGGGAGATAGGGCGACAGTTATGATTACGCTGGCGCACGAACTACGACACGCTGCGATGAACTACATGCACTACGATCTTGGCGCACCCCGACTAACAAGGGGACAAGAAGAGCGTATGATGGATGTCATGGACGAAAAAACTCGTCGTGAAGTTTCTAAGAAAAATTCGCTCGTGCTTGCGGAGTCTCCCTACATAGAGGTGGCGCAGAGGGGGGATGTAGCTAAGTATATGAGCATTCCTAAAAAACAGGTTGAACTTTACAATAATTTAGCTGCAGAGGTGCTTAAAGAGAGAGGTGTTCCTCCTGTAGCCAAGCCTGAAGAAAAAGGATTTATTTCCAGATATATTGACGGCTTATTCGGTAAGTCCAATACAAAAAAGAGAGATGAAAAGCCCGTAGACTACGAGTCTGAGGCTCTGCAATCTCCACAGTTTTAAGATTCGCTGGCTACCCGCTAACAACGGCCCCAGCACAACCGGAGCGGCTACCTACACGCCAAAGTAGCCCCGCTATCAAGAGGTAATAAAATGGCAAAAGCAAGAGGCCACCGTGCCAACAAGCCTAACGACTCATTCGGAACAATCAACAATGATTCGTTATATCGTGGGAAGCACCGCGAAGATGTCTACAAAGACGACGAAGACAACGAAGCGGAAGAGACTGTAGAAGCACAAGACGCGGACCCCGAAGAGGCTACTCCGCAACAAGCAAGCAGTTTCGTAGAACAAAAGCAAGAAGCTGAACACGACTACAAGAAACGATACGACGACCTCAAACGTCACTACGATACAAAGGTAAATGAATTCAAACAGGAAATCGCGGAATTAAAAACGGTTATGCAATCTCCTCAAGCACAGATGCCGAAGGGGGTAGCAATGCCAAAGACTCCAGAAGAACTGCAAGCATTCAAAGACCAGTATCCAGAAGTGTTCGAAGTCGTACAGACCGTTTCATCCTATCAGGCTGAATCACAAGTTGCCGAACTCCGCGAGGAACTAGGTACGATCAAAGAGCGTGAAAAGGAACTCGAAAAGCAGAAGGCTTACCAGCAACTGCTCAATCATCACTCCGACTTCGACGAGATCAAGTCAGATGAAAAGTTTCTTTCGTGGCTCGAAGAACAGCCTGAGTCAATCTCAGATGGCATCTACAAAAACAATACGGATGCTAAATGGGCGGCACGGGTCATAGACCTCTACAAGGCCGATACTGGTGTACCGGCAAAAAGGAAGAAGACCACAAAACCTTCTGCAGCAGATGCAGTTACTAAGACCTCCGCGAGAGAAGTAGCGACTGCAAAAGTAGACGGCAAGGTGTGGAAAGCTTCCGAAATCCGTAGTCTCAAGCCGTGGGAGTTCGAGAAACTCGAAGAAGAACTCGACTCTGCGCGTCAAGAGGGACGGATCGATCCTAACAACTAACCTTAACCTCAAGAAGGAAGGAAAGAACCAATGGCATTTGGTACTGCTGCAGGTTACGCAAACCTGCCTTCCGGTAACTTCGCACCGGAAATTTTCAGCCAAAAGGTTCTCAAGTTCTTCCGTCGTGCTTCGGTTGTAGAAGACATTACAAACACCGACTACGCGGGCGAAATTGAAAACTTTGGCGACACGGTTCGCATCATCAAAGAACCAACAGTCACTGTCAGTGCATACACACGGGGTTCCGTTGTAAACGCACAAGACTTGGCTGACGATCAAATCACGATGGTTGTCGATAATGCAAACGCTTTCGCGTTTAAGATCGACGACATCGAAGAGCGGCACTCGCACGTAAACTTCGAAGCACTTGCTACCTCATCCGGTGCATTTGCCCTGAAGCGTAAGTACGACGCCAATGTTCTGCAAGCCATGTCAGATGGTGCAGGCATTGCAGGTGCTGACGATGCTTCACTCTCCGGCGGGTTGACCACTACCAACTCTGCTCTGGGTACAGCATCCGCTCCAATCAACGTAGAAACCGACGATGCAGGCATCAACCTGATGCTGCTGATGGCACGTTCGCTTGACGATCAGTCTGTGCCGGAAGAGAATCGCTGGTTCGTAGCACCGCCGATCTTCTACGAGAAGATGTTCCAAGCCGGTAATAAAATGGCTGAAGTTCAGGTAACCGGCGATGGTACTTCACCACTGCGTAACGGTCTTGCTGTACCGGGCACCCTTGCTGGTTTCCGCTGCTACAAGTCCACCGCACTCAACTCGACAGCAGGCACCGATCAGGTAACTCTGTCTGGTGTGGCAACTGATGCCTCTGAGAATGTTGTTCTCGCAGGTCACATGTCGTCCACCTCCACTGCTTCGCACATTGCTAAGACCGAAGTGGTTCGTTCAACTGAGTCGTTCTCTGACGTAATTCGTGGTCTGCACGTTTTTGGTCGCAAAGTTCTGCGTCCAGAAGCTGTCGTTCGCGGCGTCATCGACTTTGCGTAGGGGAGGGTTAAGTAAATGACTACTTACAATCATACCATTCCCGGTGGCGGCACTGTCGGACATCCCGGCAATGTTCCCCGGCCTTACATGGTCCAGTCTCGCATCTTCGATGCTGCTGACCAGAACCTGTCAGCTAACGATGTCGTTCAGATGATCGATGTTCCGGACAATACAATGGTTATTGGCGGATGTATCGACGTTCTTGAAGCAGGCGGTTCAGGCTTGACCTACGATGTGGGTCTCAGCACTGACATCGACGCTTTTGCTGACGGTGTTGACGGAAACGCTGACGCCATCTACCAGTTTAACCTCAAGGCTGCAGGCATCAATACTGTTATTGCTGCTGACGCCATTCAGGTTAAGGCACTGGGTGCAGGCGTGACTGCAGGACGCTTCCGCGTTATCGCCATCCTGTGCGATATCGGAACAGGTCCTAAGCAGACTGCTTCCGTAACTACGGGTACATAATACTTTTGGGGGCAGGGCAACTTGCCCCCTTTACTCCTTACTCAATTTATGTTATAAGCAATAACCTTTGCGGGGGATACACCTATGGCACGTAAAGCACCGCCCAAACCAAAGAAGAAGTCGGGCAGCCCTACGCCTAAGAACAAGGCTCTCTACTCTCGTGTAAAAGCAGAAGCAAAGAAGAAATTTGATGTTTACCCAAGCGCATATGCAAATGCTTGGCTTGTTCGCACATACAAGAAGCGTGGCGGGACGTATGCCTAATGGCTAAACCGAAGGGCGGCTTAACGAAATGGTTCAAGGAAGACTGGCGGGATGTAAAGACCGGCAAGAAGTGTGGTCGCTCCGGATCAGAAAAGAAGAAGAGGCCCTACCCTGCATGTAGGCCAGCCAAAGTTGCCAAGCGTATAACCAAGAAAGAAGCAGCAAAGAAGACCGGACCACGCAAAGTGAACTGGTCTGTGACAGCTTCGGGCAGAAAAAGGAAGAAGTCCAGTGGCAAGAAAGCCTGATAACATGCCCGCCCGCAACAAGAAGAACTTTCGCCCTACGAAGAAGGGTGCTGGTATGACGAAGGCTGGGGTGGCTGCATACCGCAAGAAGAACCCCGGCAGCAAACTCAAGACTGCAGTAACGGGCAAAGTAAAGCCCGGAAGCAAGGCAGCAAAACGTCGCAAGTCGTTCTGTGCCCGCTCTGCAGGACAGATGAAGAAGTTCCCGAAGGCAGCGAAGAATCCGAATAGTCGTCTTCGCCAAGCACGGAAGAGGTGGAAATGTTAAACCTACTGATAGGTCCGATTTCTGAACTAGCTGGCACATGGCTACAGGGCAAGGTCGAAAAGACCAAAGCCGAAACAGGTGCGAAGGTCGCGATGGCAAAAGCCGAAGCGGTCATCATGGAAAAGAAAGCAACAGGTGAAATAGACTGGGACTTGGAAGCGATCAAGGGTAGTCAGAACTCGTGGAAGGATGAGTGGCTGGTGATCTTGTTTTCTGTTCCCCTGATCCTAGCGTTTATACCGGGTATGGAAGATGTCGTCTCACACGGATTTCAACAACTGGAGCAAATGCCTGAATGGTACCAGTACAGCTTGGGCGTTATTGTTGCTGCAAGCTTTGGCGTACGAAGCGCAACGAAGTTCTTCGGAAAGAAATAGGCGTGGCTGACGTAACATTTGAACGCATCTCAAAGTGGAAGATACTCCCCCGGTTTATGATGCTTGTGATGACGTTGATGAGTTGGCGTTGTGCAGAGTGGTTTATGAACTTGGACAGCCCCACTGCAGCACAGTCCGCGTTTGTAAGCGTTGTAATGGGAGCCATGACAGGTGCGTTTGGTATCTGGATGGGCGGAGAAAACAAGGGCGAAAGCAGGAAACATAGCGATGAAGTATAACACCTCACACTTCCTAGACAAACTGATTGCACACGAGGGCATGGTCCTCACTGTCTATCAGGACACGCTGGGCATCGACACGATTGGTATCGGACGCAATCTCAAGGATCGTGGTATCAGCAAGGAAGAACTCGACCACATGGACATCCCGTCGATGGCTGTCGTATACGAACACGGCATCACAGAGGCTGATGCCCGGTATCTTGCAATGAACGACATGAAGATTGTGGAAGACGAGTTGTGCCGCGTACACAAGTGCGTAGAAGACCTCGACGCAGTACGTCAGCTTATCTTGATGGATATGGCCTTTAACATGGGTGTACCCCGCCTCTGTAAATTCAAGCGCATGTGGAATGCGATTCACGAACGGAAGTTCGACGACGCAGGACGGGAGATGCTCGATTCGAGGTGGGCGAAACAAGTCGGTTCGCGGGCCACTAAGCTTTCGGATGCGATGGTCAAAGGAGAATTCTGATGGCAAAGGGGCGCATGGCTGCTGAAAGTGCTGAGAAATCTGGAGGGATCAATTTCCGCAGAGAAATAGAAGAACATCGCAAAACTCTTCCCGGTGCAATTCGTCAGTTTCAAGAGGACAAGGGCAAGGGAATTGAACGTCCGGAGTACCCTAGTGAAAAAGCGCAAGAGTACATGAGGCGAGGAAGACCTGTAGTCTTTACATGAAACACGTCTTTCTCCTGTTCGTTTTCTTGGGCACGGGGGAAGACAAGAAGATGGTCAGCAATGACATGTACTTCGCTGATCTCAATGATTGTGTTTGGTACGCACAAGCCCTACACAAACAGGGAGAAAAGATAACCTCCTACTGTCTACCAAAACTAATCGACAACAACACGAAAGTATATTGATGGACCCCATTTCCGCAATGGCAACTGCTTCGGCAGCCTTTTCTGCAATCAAGAAGGGTTTTGCCGTAGGTCGGGATATCGAACAGATGGCGGGTGACCTGTCACGCTGGATGGGTGCCATGTCTGACTTGGAGCAGGCGGAGAAGGAAGCCAAGAACCCGCCAATATTCAAGAAGTTGTTTGCTGGACAGACGGTGGAGCAGGAAGCCATAGCCGCCTTCGCCAACAAGGAAAAGGCAAAGCAGCAGCGATACGAACTGCAACAGTGGATTTCCTTGACGATGGGCAAGTCTAAGTGGGACTCGCTTGTGGCAATGGAAGGCCAGATACGTAAGCAGCGCAAGGAAACACTCTACAAGCAGCGTGAACGCAGGCAGAAGTTCGTAGAGATTGTAGCGTGGATACTGGTAGTTACTGCAGGTGCCGCAGCCCTATACGCCTTCGTCGTCTTTATGAAGGGTCAAGTTGCTAACGCTGCAGAGCCAGAGTACGTGACGTGCCGATTGAAGGGTTGCACCACCGTAGACAAGCAGAGGG